TTCTCTTTTATACCCAAGTAGTCTAAAACTGCCTCATCAACCATTTGATAAAGAGTATCCCAAGTTAAAGTATCTCTTAATCCAGTTGCGATACGATCAATATCACCACCATCTAAGTATTCACCTTTAACTACTTTGTCTGAGTAATCATCATACTGAGAAATAAGTTTCGCTCTGATCTCTACCAACTCATTAAGGTTGATAGTAACCTTTACATCATCATCAATTGCCATTAACTTCTCTCATCCCCTGCTCTACTATCAATCTCAGCACATACTCTAGGATTATTGTAATCAGGAGTTTCCTCTTGCTTTGGCCACCAAATACCCTCACCTGTCATCTCATAACCAGCATCAATCATATCTTGATATGACATTGGATTTTCCTCATTATCTCTCTCATTATCAAGAAATGATTTTGTATCATCAGATAATTCAGTATAATCTGGCCATTGTGAATCATCATTCAAATAACCATCCAATTCTCTCTCATGCAGACTAATCACCTTATCTTTATGATTAACCCCATTGATAGATCTTAACACTTCATTAGCAGTTCTAACACAAACTCTATGATAGGTTAAATTCCTCCTCAATGTTATTCTAATTGTTTCATAGATTTCTTCTGGAGTACAATCAGACGATAAAGCATCTTCCAATGCTGCCTCTAAATTATTCAACGAATAACTGCGGTTGCTGTCCCTGTCGCTCATTCTGGTCGTGCTTAATTGCTTCTTGCACTATAGTCTCTATCTCCTCTGATGTCAAGTCATTCATAAACATCCAATTAGGATCTTTTTTATCCCACTCAACTTCAAATGAACCATCATCTCTTCTATTAATTTTCAGACTGTCTTGCATCTCTTTTTTCCTGTTTAAGTCTTTTCTTTATTCTCTTGGCATAACGAATTTCATCCTTAGAATACCACTCAGGATGTTTTTTCGCCCTCTTCAACAATAATTTTGCTGCCTTCTTGTCCTTCATCCATATTAAGATTGGTTAACAAATTATTTATATCATTTATCTTGGAAGTAACATATATCATCTCATTTTGCAACCTCTCTATCCTTTCAGAATCACATTGTAACTGAGATTTGATGTATGCTATCTCATCAACATCTAAATCATCAGATCTCTCTGCCCATAAAGGTTGATTTACTTCCCTATCTCTATATGGGTATAACCAATCTTCAAGTTCAGAGACTACCCACCAAACTGCCTCATGTATATTAAATAAAATCTTTTTCATTCTGCATCATTGCCAATAATGTTTCATAGGGAATCCAAGCAGGACGTTCATCTGCGAATTGTACTTCAACCTCAGTAAAGACTTCTTGATAAAATTTACTGTAACTCTCTCTTACATTTTTGACTGGACTCAAGGGGTTGTTCATTTCTTCTGTTGCTTGTTCATACATTAATTATAAGTCGAAGTTACAATATAGACATTATAAAACCCCTCAACAATATTGTCAAGGGGTCATTGAATATTTGATTTGAATAGGGTTTACTTAAGGTGGATGTGAATGTATTGTCATGTTAGAATAGAAATGTTTACTTGAACCTCTAAACTAAAACCTCCTTACATATACGTTTACAACTTGAAGCAGTATCTTCGCAGTCAATTAAGCACTCGTAGTATTCTGCTAGTAAATCATCATGATCATCCTCAGATGACAGTTGATTATAAGATATTAAGTTGTGCATAAAAAACTCCGTAAAACTACAATTAATAGACCATGATATAGGAGTTTCAGGTCATCTTGTTGCCTCTAATTCTCCCAATTATTTAGACATAAAGTGTCTGTATTTGCTGATACAATTTACAAAAATTTATGCCTATTAGCAAAACTAATCAATACCATCAGGGTCATAAAAATCTGGACAAAGCATAGCACCTGCCATCTCCTTTGCCTCATCATTACGCTCACATAACTTATTCATCCATATCCTTTCATTCAATTCAACTACACCATCAGTTGATATTAGTCTACAAATGATGTCTGTTAATCTCAATCGTTCTCCTCTTGCCATCTTAGTCACGTTGCCTCCAGTCGTCTGATCGTTCTTGATGAAACCAGTCCACAACATCTTGTGGATCTCCAAAACCCCTACGATGATTGTTTGAATCGGGGTCTCCTAAATTCAAACTATTCAGAAAAGAATCAGTAGGGTTCTGATTCATCTTTCTTGCAGTATTCAGCATACCTCTTGCTGCTGTATTTGCTTTTGATAACTTATTTGCCCAGATCATATCCTCAAGGGATACTTCTGTTCCTGAAGCAATATCTTTACATATTCCTTCTAACCTTAAACGGTATTGAGTAGAAAGCATAAAACTACCTTATAGGTAAAATTATTTATCCTAATGAATCAATAGCTAAAGGTAATATAGCATACTCTTTACGTTGTATCGCTTTTGTTAATGATTCTACATCATCGTCAGGCATTATAGGAACCTCTCCTTGAAGTATTATCTGACCAGCATCCAATTCTTCATTAACATAATGAACAGTACATCCAGTAACAGTCTCCCCTGCCTTCATTGCTCTCTCAACTACATTCAATCCTTTATATTTTGGTAGTAATGATGGATGAACATTAATAATAGGACAAGGGAAAGCAGCAGGATTTTTAAGAATTCTCATATAACCTGCTAGAATAATAAGATCAACACGATATGCCTCAAAGAGTTTTATCATTTGATCTTCATCCTTATGAGCAACTCTTACGTGCGGTATTCCCCATTTTGCTGCTCTTGCAATAGCACCACACTTCTTTGTATTGTGTATCATCAATACTACTTCATGTTTATTGCAGTTAGGATTTGTAATTATGTTCTCGAAGTTGGTTCCGTTGCCAGAACACATAATTCCCAGTCTCATTTCGTCTGCTCCGATACTATTGCTTGTAACTTACCATCCTTATCAACGGTAATGTTTATATCGTGTTTAAGATCACTATTGTTCTCCCTGATTTTAATGTCTATTGCACCACCTTTACCATAGCGAAACATAATGAATCGACTATCCTTTATTTCCCACCTATCAGGATTCTTACAGTGTTTAAATACAGGATTTGAATGTTTATCCTCGTATCCTCTGATCCATTTCATAATACTGGGTACTCCTCATTCCTTACAAACTCTGTCTTTTTAGTCTTAAACTCTTCTGCCAATCTATAGACTTGTTTCTTATCAAGTCCAGCAAGATTTATACAATTCTCTAGACACCGATAGATACATTCTCTATCAGAAATGGGTGGGGAAATCTCCCACCCTTGCTCATCATAATACTTCTTACCCTCAGTGACTTGTGCCTCAACGTAAGCAGCATCAAACTTATCTTCTGGATTAGTATAACTATGTTTCTTAGTCATTCCCATCTTTCATAAGGTGGTTCAGGTTCATTGATACGATGTTTAAATTTCTCACTATCAAAATATGATACTCCTCTCTTACCATCTCTCTCATCCAATACTTCATTGATAAGTATCTTCAACTCTCTAACCATCTCTGGAGTATGTAACCTACGAGGATAGATCATCATAGGTTTATGTTCCTGTACTTTTCCCTTGTAATTAGGATCAACAGGAAGACTCATTCCTTGTGTATCAATCTTACTCATAATGGATTACCACTCTTATCAACTAAACCCATCTTCTTTACAGCACCTAAATTAGATTTCTCTGCTTTTTTAATCTTCTTATACTCTTCAATAATCTTATCTACTTCAGCTTGAGATACTTTAGCAGTAAGTTTCTCACCTTTTTCACCACCACCATTAGATTGTATGTAATCATTAAGAGCAATCTGAATGTCTGCCTCTATGATCTCATTAATTTCTTTTTTAAGATCCATAGTTAATCTTCTCCTTCATATAATAATCACCTAGAGTTCCACTCATTAAAGTTTCACTAATATCACCATTAGGTGTACTAATTGTAGGTTCTACATGATCATTCTTCTTACCGAATGGTATTTTAACTGGTGGACAATGTGGATTATCCATTGACTTAATCAAATCAATTACGTGATCTCTTAATGAAATCATTTCATCATAACATTCTTGATTATATGCACATCCTCTCAATCTATCATCAGGTTTATACAATGACTCCAGTAATAGAGTTCTGCCACGATCCCATTTTTCTTGCTCATTCATAAGAAATTCTCCAATGATCCTTTCTTCTTGAGTTTCTTCTCAATAGAAATTTGTTTCTTTATGTATGAAACTGCTTCATTGTAGTTTCTACATATCTTCATCCACTCACCATTGTGAAGAATACCTAACTTCTTCTTACTTCCCATAACAGGAATTGCTGCCCAAGATCCATCTTTAGTTACATATCCTTCAGGTTGTCCACCATCAGGATCAAATATATCTTTATTGGGGCAAGTGTAGAACTTACGATAGTCTGAAGGAACTCCACTCATCTTTTTGTCGTGTTACTACGAGTTCTGTTTATGATAGAGATAAACTTATCTCCAGCAAATGTGCCACCAAGACATACATCAATCTCATCACCATCTTTCCAATTAACTTCACCATTCATTTTGGTGTGTTGCATTAATACTGCAATCTTGTTAATTACATCTTCAGTTAATCTCATTCGTACAACTCCTCTATAGAAAATAAACTAATAAGTTCACACTTTGCAGCAAGAACATTAGTATCTGCTTCACCATCCACTTGACGATCTACTATGGTAATGATACGATTTACCTCATAACCAGCATCACGTAACTTCTCTACTGCCTTAATAGCAGATGCACCTGTAGTAGTAACATCTTCAAGAACAACTACCTTAGATCCTTTAGATGGCAGTTTACCTTCTATCCACGCATTAGCACCATACCCTTTCTGTTCTTTACGAATAATAAGACCATCTATTATTATTTTACCATTAGAAGAACCATCAACCATCATAGGTATTGCACTAACTAATGGATCAGCACCCAGAGTAAGACCTGCAACAGCAACAACATCATCTTCAATATACTCTAACATCATTACAGATATAGCAGCTAAACCTAAACCAGTAAGTGTTACAGGTTTACAGTTCACATAATGCTCACTCTTTCTGCCTGATGATAAAGTAAAATCACCTTTACGATAAGCATCTTTTTTAAGAAGATTTAAAGCAATACTTCTATAATCAAAAGTATCTGGGATATATTCTAATATCATTATTTGAATACCGCATTGACTGAAATTACCCTAGCGTTAGGGTTCCTTGCAAGAGCAACCTGCCTTGCCTCCTGATAATCCTTTGCTACGACTTCTTCATTGAAGACAGTACCAGCAACATAAAGTTTAACTTCACAACGCATTGGTTTTCTCTTAGATGAACTTATTATAACTGATTTAATACATCAAGTAAAGGTGACTGTGTCACTTCCGTAACTGGAGCATATTCCTCTACTCTTTGTTTAATTAAGTTACCATAATCTTCGTGCAACTCACATCCAATGTAATCTCTACCTAACGATTTTGCCACAGCAGCAGTGGTTCCTGATCCCATGAATGGATCTAACACAATGTCTCCTACCTCGCTCCCTGCCTTGATACAGGGTTCAATTAGATCGGGTGGATATGTTGCAAAATGAGCCCCCTTGTATGGTTTCTTAGTTACACTCCATACTGATCTCTTATTTTTCTTTTCATAACTCTTGGTCAATCCTGAGTGTGGAGTCTGACCATAATCATTTACTTTATACTTACCCTTACTTCTATCTCTGGTTCCCCAATCAGTAGCAGGTTCCTTGATTGCTTCATTATCATAGAAGTATTTCTTTTGCTTACTGAACAGGAAAATATATTCGTGTGCTTTAGTACATCTATCTCTCACACTCTCAGGCATTGGATTAGGTTTATGCCATATTATATCCTGTCTCAAATGCCATCCATCTGCTCGCATTGCGAAGGCGAACATCCAAGGGATTCCAATGAGGTCTTTTTCTTTGAGTCCTTCGAGTCTATTTCCTCTACGAGGACACACATCTGGTAGGTCTTGTTTAGTATTTGAGACTGTTTGTTTTGCCAGTCCTTGTCCTCTACCTGGTCTGTAATTATAGTAAGAATCCCCAAGATTAACCCAACAAGTTCCATCATCTGTGAGCACATTTCGCACCTCTCTGAATACTTTTACTAACTCATCAATAAACTCTTCTGGAGTTTGTTCCTGTCCTATCTGTGAATCTTCACCACCATAGTCTCTTAGACCGTAGTATGGTGGAGATGTAACACACATCCTTGCCTTCTCATCAAACTCTTTGAGTGTATCTCTACAATCCCCAAATAAAATGGTGTCCCTCATTTTTTCCACTCCTCCAATATCCAAGAACTACTATTCTTTTTATCAGTACCACCAACACCCCATCTAAACTCTACTCTATCATCATCTTTGTATCTATCATATTCAGGAGTATTCATACTACCTCTATCACCACCATTTGCAAAGATAACACCATCATATACTTGCAATGCCATATCAATAGCATCACAGGCACTATCATCTTTATCTCTAAACTCAATAACCACATCTACACACCTAAGTTCTTTAATTATACTTACTCTCTCATCAATAGACATAAAAGGTTTTCCCTTCTTTCTGGTTAACCAATCATCAGAATTTACACCAACACACAATGAATAATCACCTATTTCCTTCGCTGCCTTGAAGTATGTAAGGTGACCACTATGTAATGGGTCAAATCCACCAGTAACTAATACAACTTTTTTCATAAAATCCAAGAAGGTTTACGTTCAGGTTTGCGTAGGTAATTATTCTTTACCCAAGACTTAGAGTTAATATACTTTTGATAAGCAGTAAAGGTATCAATAGTTCGATCCTTCTTAAACTCATCAGGCATTGCTCTTGTGAACCATTCTACCATACAATAGCAAGTAATAACCTCACCTGCCATCCTATGAAATGTTTTCTTTGCTTCAAATAAAGAATTAGCACATCCATGAACCTTACCATAACGATAAGTGTACTCATCAGATAATGCACATCCATGTTGAATCAACCAAGCAGTATTGAATATACTATTTGCTGCCCATTGAGTGCAAGGATGATTACGGAAAGCACCCTTAGCAACTGAATATGGTGTGCCATCTTTTTTCTTAACTAAATCATCACCCCAATCATAATACCAATGAGAGAATACAATAGAAAGCATTTGACAAGTCTCTAATGGCATCTTGACAATATGCTTATCTGGTAACTCAGTAGCAGATTTATGTGGATCAGGATTAGTTACAAAGATATTCATGTATTTAAAACCCAGATTAATCTTACTATCATCATAGCAACAATGATATAATAAATCCACATAACCCACATACCAAATTGATTATAGGTACTTCCTCTTTTGAAATTAGTAACAGGTGGAATATTCCTTTTCCACACATCACTAGACATATACTCGTCTTCTTTAATGTTCATACACTTTCTCTAATTAGATTATAAAGCTTAGTACCAAAATCACCTTTCTCTTTAGGTACTACATTCTTGGCAATAAATGTAATATCATCAAAGTAAACTTTGAAAGATACAGAATCATCTTTGAGTTTTGTATTCTTCATACAAGCATCCCAACTGCATATTCCAGCAGTATAATTCTTTGTATCCCATAATAGCATATAATCAAATGTCTTTTCTGGCAACCCTTTGTTTCTTCCTTTAAAATTCATAAGTGTTACCTCTCTGGTATATGGTTTTGTTTTAAGAAACAATCCATCCATACCCTTTGACTCATAATAGATGCCATCATGAATACCTAAGAAGTCTCTACCATTCTCAGTATCACCAACATACTGCAATTGACCACCACTATACTTTGCAATGGCAATCTCTTGTACCTCTGCCCTGAGTGGGCGTGTTTGTTGCCTCTTTAATCCATCTGTGGACTTAACCACACCAAAGATAGAGGGAAAATCAAATTGGTCGAAGTTAATCATTTTCTAATAACAGAAATAGCGGGTTCACCCCTGTTGAATATGGTATCAACTACTGCCTCAACTTTACGTGCAGTACTGATCCCAACATTATTATACACTGGAACACATACCTTTCCATGTGTCTTGTGACGGTTTCCCAAGCGGATCACTCTACCAATCGTTTGAGAGATAGTAATGTAATCCATATTCCTCATAAACAATGCTGCCTCTAATCCCTTGACATTGATACCCTCTGATAATATGCTATGATGCAATACCACAAATTTCTTATCATCATCCTTACCCCACGCATTAAGAGTCTCAAAGAACTTATCTCTACCTACCTTCTCACCATCAACAATAGCACCTGTTTTTGATGTGATAGTCATCCAAGAATAACCACGCTCTGCAAGTTCATTCTGAAACTCAGAAGCATACAATAAACCAGTAATCTGTCTGGTAGACTTAGCACAGATAAGAACCTTATCCACTTCTAATCTATCAATAGCACTAATCATATGCTCTGATTCTACCTCAGAATAGATCTCATCCTTTCTAAGTAAACGACTCTTATATACCTCAACTTTAGGTGGTAGGATGTATCCTTGATCTACTAACTTAGGTGCTGGTACATTAACAATTACATCACCATATACATCCCTATTATTCATTCCTGCTCTCTTGACAGTAAAACTATGCTTAGGAGTAGCAGTAAAGAAAAAGCACCTGTTAGACCAATCAGTTGCAAAATGTTCCACAGAAGGGAAAAAGTTTCGTTGAACACTATTGTGTGCCTCATCAAAGTAAATGGTATCTACATCAATGGTAGATCTTTTAACCTTATCAAGTGAATGATAAGTAGTAAATATAATCTTATTGCCTCTTGTGTGCTTATGCCAAAAGTAAATATCCTCAATCTTTGTTGATGAATAATGAGGTGTCTCACCACTGTGTACGTGCATCACAGAAACATTATCAATCTGTTCTAAAAACTCAGATGATAGTTGCTCTGCTAATAGTATGCGTGGTGCGACTACAACAATAGTACCACCTGACCTCTTAGCATCCTCTATCATACACATAGTTTTACCACCGCCTGTAGGGACGATGATCTGCCCTTTCATATTGGTTGCCATAGCATCCAAAGCATCAGTTTGGTGTGGACGTAATGGCATCAATGTTTCTCAGTTGAATATATTATAGCATAAAAAAACCCCCTTGAGGGATTTTGTGCCAGTTTTGCTACTGGTTTCTTAAAAAATTATAGAGCTTCCCGTACAAACCATACAAAGGTATGTATAGTAAAGGAAATTTACACTAGAAGAATTGCTCTACTCCTATAGGTTCACCAAAACTATAATCATACTCTAAAGCATCAGCACAAACATAATGCTTATGATTAGATCTTACACCCAATCTGGCACATAACTCTTTATGATTATCTGGCATTATCTCAACAGCATACAACATATTGTTTAGAATATGTTTCTCACTATGATAGTTCATCAACCGATTCTTTAGTCCAACCAAAAAATTGCCACACCCTGCTGAATTATCAAGGAATTTACTGCTAGAATCCTTAAGTAATTCAACATCAATATCATCTATCATAGATTCTACTAACTCAGGTGGTGTGAATACCTCTTGAGTTTCCTTTATTCTTTCATTAGATCTTTCTATATTAGATCCAGATTTTATATTATGCTTATTCTTTTTCATCTAAACATTTAATATAAGTTGTAATCAAATCATTCTTACCAAAATGATAACGACCATTCGTTTGTGTTGCTACTTCCCTAAACTTAGGAGCAAACTCAATCAGATTATCTAAAACTTCTGGTGATCTTACATTTAAAAAATGATGTCCCTTAGCATAATGTGTAAAGTTCTCAGTCTTTACAATGCCACTAGGTCCACATCCATACTCACCAACAAAAACATCTGCTTCAAATCTATCTTTATAATCTAGAAATTCAAAATCTGGATGTTCGGTGTGCATAGGAATCTCGTTCACTCCTACTTCAAATCTCGAAGTGTTTTTTACCTTCCAGTATTGTTTTACAGCACTGATTCCACCAGGAAATGTAGTATGATCTAGATCATCATCAACTTCACAATGAAGATATGATTTAATCTTATTTTGAGACGATGGTTTTCTTACAGAAG